ATTATTAATATGCCACCAAGACATACCAAATCAGAATTTGCATCATACTTGCTACCAGCATGGATGGTGGGCCGTGATCCAAAGCTCAAGATCATACAAGCAACACACACGGCAGAACTCGCAATAAGATTTGGCCGTAAAGCAAAGAACCTAATCGATAGAGAAGATTATTCAAAAATTTTTAAAACAACCCTACAAGAAGACTCAAAGGCAGCAGGACGTTGGGAGACATCACAAGGTGGTGAATACTTCGCAGCTGGTGTTGGTGGTGCAATCACAGGACGTGGTGCAGATCTCTTGATCATTGATGATCCGCACTCGGAACAAGATGCAATGTCAGGTAAAGCATTAGAGTCGGCATACGAGTGGTATACATCAGGACCTCGTCAGCGTTTACAACCTGGTGGTAAGATAGTTTTAGTTATGACTAGATGGTCAACAAAAGATTTAACAGGAATGTTAGTTAAGAACCAAACAGAAGTTAAAGCTGATCAATGGCACGTGGTCGAATTTCCAGCGCTCTTGGACCACGGACCAGTATGGCCTGAATATTGGAAGCAAGATGAATTAGAAAAGGTAAAAGCAACACTACCTGTTGCTAAATGGAATGCACAGTGGATGCAGCAACCAACATCTGAAGAAGGTGCTATATTAAAACGTGAATGGTGGATGAAGTACACTGATGAGGAAATACCACAACTACATCACGTCATACAATCTTACGATACAGCTTTCTTAAAAAAAGAAACAGCAGACTACTCAGCCATTACCACATGGGGTATTTTTTACCCTAGTGAAGACAGTGGAGCCTGTTTGATATTGTTAGATGCTATCAAAGGTAGGTACGAGTTTCCAGAACTACGAAGACTAGCATTAGAGCAATATAAATACTGGCAGCCAGAATCTGTGATTGTAGAGGCAAAAGCATCAGGTCTACCTCTTACATACGAGCTGAGGAAGATGGATATACCTGTTGTAAATTTTACCCCGTCAAAAGGAAATGACAAGCATGCCCGTGTGA